TATCCATTACCTCCGCCCTCTCGTCAATTTTGCCATCGTACTTGTCAATAACTAGCTTACCTTTTACTTCCGTTGCAGGTAGGTAAATAACCGCTAATATTTTATGCAAGTTAGATTTCCAATCCTTACCGAGCATCTCAATATCTATCCATTGACCTAGAGTAAAGTATTTAAAATCATTGATAGCGTATAGTTGACCATCAATAGTAAAATTGTTTGAGTAACCTAACTTAGGCAAATCATTAATAAACTCTAATGACTTATTGACTTCATTAAGATAGGTAGCACTTAACCCTCGTATCGTTTCAGGGTCAGTATCTGAAAGTATTGAAGCCACATCGATAGCGTACTTCATTTTGTTGGTTGTATCTAACTGGAGTATCTCACGTAATTGTGATATTGTTACTTCACTCCACGATTCAGGTATTATTATTTTTTTCATAGTTTCTTTTTTTTTCCAAACAGATAACTCGTCTGCAAATGCATCATTAGGTTTATATTCCATATTACATTCTAAATGTATAATCAAACTCTTTTCGTTTTCCCTTTTTCAAATAACATTCATAAGCAATAGCAGTACCCATTACACCGTCATCGTGAAACCCATTAGGTGCTGAATATCTTACATTCCTTGTCTTAGGATTATACTCATAAGTAAATACATTCAATTCGTTTATTAACCATTTCTCATCTAAGAACGATATATCCTTATTTGAATTACCCACAATCATTTGTTCAATTATATCCTGTTTACTTTTAGTGGTTGTTTGAAAGGGATGCACATATCCAGTATATTGGTTTTTGATTTGCTCAAAGATAGGGTCGCCTATCCCATTAACCTCAATCATTAGTTCAGGTCTAAATCGATTTAGAACTTCTAACACTTGCTTAATTATATTAGACCAGTCCATTTGCCTCCACCTATTAATATAACATTGCTTACCGTTATCATTAAATATTGAAAGTACCGTATAGTCATCCGCCCTACCTACGTCTAAACCTGCAAAGCAATTTTTAGTTATTTGTTGGTTATTATCAATGTTTAAATCTTTAAACACTCCTGCTCCACCATCAATAAACTCTGCTAAGTATTCCTGCCTAAATACATGCTCGGGTAATGTTCGCATAGCATCGTCAATCTCTACTGGGTTAATTAAAGGATTGTCATACGAAGTCATTTTGAATGATCTATACTGAGTATTCTCAGTTTCTAGGTTGTATATCTGATAAAAATGATTCTTACCCTTTGGAGTGGATATTAGTAATACCTTTTTACCTTTTACTAGAACAGTTGCACGAAGTACCTCAGTCCAAGCCTTCTCGTCCATAAATGCGAACTCATCACATACCAAGTAATCAAATGTAAAGCCTCGTATATTATCGTATCGCTCTGCTGAGAAAAACTGAATCGTTGAGCCAGTTAAATATTCTATCACTAATTCACTCTTATTTACTGACTTATATATCTCAGGTCTTTTAGCGAACGCCTTGTGCATCTCTTCAAATACCTTTTTAGATTGTTTATAAACAGGAGATACCCACGCACATTTTGCGTTCTTATTATTCAATGCCCAATACAATAACTGATTTAACGCAAGGAATGTTTTACCGAATTGTCTACCAATAGATAAAACATAATACTTGTGGTCATCCTCATTGATTGACTGGTGAATCTTCTGTTGGTTCTTGTGTGGTGTGTATAGTATTGCCTTTGCCAAATTCTGCAGTAAATTTCATATTACCTGTAACCTTAATATCTTGTTGCTCAATATAACCTCTACTCTTAGCCTTGCACTTTAAATAGAACATTGTCGATAAAGGATTGCCCTTTGCTATCTGTTTATGTAGTTGCGATTCGGCAAAGTCCATAGCCACATTTTCAATTTCCTTAACCGCCTTTCTATATTCCTTATCCTTTTGATACCACTCGTAATGTGTACTACGAGCAATACCAACCGACTTACAGGCAGTAGTAATTATGCCTAGAGACTTTTCAAGTGCCTCAATCATAGCCTTTTTTAATATGTCCGAATTTGTTGTCATTTTAATTCAACTCCGTTCTTTTTAATTTTAATTGTTGGGTCAAGTTTTTTCATCCTGTCCACAATAACTTGGCAATATTTAGGGTCAAGTTCCATTCCGTAGCATATGCGTTTAAGTTGGTGAGAAGCGACCATTGTTGAGCCAGAGCCAAGAAACATATCTAAAACTAATCCGTTATCTGGGCAGCTTGATTTGATTGCTTGTTCACATAATGGTATTGGTTTAGGTGTAGCGTGTCCGCCTTCATCTCCTTGTCTTAAATGCCTTTCAAATTTCCAAACATTATTAAAGTTATCGTGCGTGTTATTAAAGTATGCTCTTGTAGAATAGTACTCTTTTTTAATTTCTTCGTACTCTTTTTTAATTTCTTCGTACTCTTTTTTAAAAGCATCTATATTTTTACTTTTAGAATACTCTCTCAAATCATAATAATTATTTTCAGTAGGCATTGACCATTGTGATTTGCTCCACCAATGGTTTACTGTTCTACCATCTTTATATCCCAAAGCAGTAGCTATTTTAGCATCAGTTTCGTTTAGTTTTTTTATTTCTTGTTCTAGGTAAATTCTAATTGTTTCCCATTTGTCAAAATAGTTATCTGCATTATTATTAAATCCTTGAACACCCATCATAGCAAATAAGCACTTTTCATCTGCTATCGCATAGCTTCTTGTATTTTCTGAATTTTGACCTTGCCCGTGTCCTTTATCCCAAGTTATTAAATTTCTAAACGTTGCTTTTTGGTCTGCGATGTATGGCTTTAATATCTCGCTATAAATATCCATAAGCGGTTCATCAATACCCCAACAATACCAACTGCCGTTTTCTTTTAGGTGCATAAATTGTAAAGCAATCCATTCCCTATTGAAATCAAGTAAATCATTAAAGTTAAGATTATCATTAAGCACTCCCTCTTTTTCTTTTTTCATTCCGTATGGCGGGTCATTGTGAGCCATATCTGCCTTTTGTCCGTTCATTAGTTTTGCCACTTGGTCGCTATCAGTACTATCTCCACATAATAACCTATGCTCTCCTATCTCAAATAAATCCCCCAAAACAATATCCGTTTCAATTCCACCTTCGGGTGTTTCAAAGTCATCCTCTTCAGCTTCTAAATAAGTTTCCATTTCAATAGGTAAATCTAATCCCCAATCTTCTAAATTTTCTGCATCCCATTCATTCGCTAATATATCCCAATCCCATTCACCAAACCCTACATTGTCCTTAATGATAAATTCCTTCTGTTGCTCCTGAGTTAAATCACTTGCTTTAATAACTGGCACTTCTTTTAATCCTGCTTCTATACATGCCTTTAATCGCATATTACCACCTAACACAACCATATCCTCATTAACTACAATAGGTCGCAATTCTAACATCTCAGGGAAATCTTGTATAGACTTAACTAATTTTTTAAACTTATCGTCACGAATAACTCTTGGGTTTGATTCATTTGGTTTTACCTGACCAATCTTTACTTTTTGTATTATCATTATGTTTAATTATTAAAAATATAAAAGTAGTGTCTAATAGGCAAATCAAAGTATTTAACCCTCATCGCCCTCACTTCAAATATCGCTATTTTTGTTTTCATTATTTAACTTTACTAAGTTTCTTACTTTCAAATAGTTCATACTTTTTTAGTAAATGTGAATAGTTTTTAACTTGTTTCTTATTGTCAGAATAGAAGTCATCCTGCTGAATTGCTAAAAACGGATAACAGGTAAGCGTTAATAGGTTTCCTAACTTAGAGCCAGTTGCCCACTTGTCAATATGATAATTGTCAGGAGCTTCTAGGAATCTATCATAAGCCTTTTGAAACACACAATAACAATGAAACCCTGAAACATTATCTACTTGTTTAAAAAATGGCATCCCTTTATAATTATCAAGTTGAGAGGTAGTGTATAACCCACCTAACAATATATCTACTTCGTCAGGGCATAAGGTAACCATATTCATAAATAATAGAAATGAATCTTTGTCGGTAAACTTAATATCGTCTTCCATTATTATAACGTATGGCCAATTCTGTTCTTTAGCCTTTGCCACTACTGACCTATGAGCCTGTGATATTCCCGCTTTAGGTGACGAAGTAAATATAGCCTTTTGAATCCCGAAGGTATCAATACCGGCATATTCAGTCTGCTCCTTTAAGTTTTTAACCCTTTCAAATCTTTGGTCGTTATGAATTACAAATATCATCTTGCCATTATTAAGTTCTCTCTATTCATACTAATAATTTTAAAGTCTTCAAATTTAAGAATATAATCAATATACTTATCTGTTTCTTTAGAATTAGTTTCAACGCAAACCATTTTACACTTAACTTCATCTAGGTTTATTTGCGCCAGTATCTCATAGTCTAAGCCTTCGCAATCAATAGAAATAAAATCGAATGTTTTATACTTTGAAAACTCTAAGAATGATTTAAAGTCTAGCATCTGTACTTCTGCCGATTCAAACTTAAATGCGCCACGCCATCTATCTACCTCAGATTTCTTAACCGTCGAATAGTAACTATCATTCATTTGCATCTTTACTGTTTTATTCTCTGTGCCTAGCGCAAACCTATATTGAATAACTTTATTAAATTCTTTAAGGTTATCGCATAGCTTTTCAAATATTACTGGGTTTGGCTCAACGCAAATACCTGACCAACCTAACTCAACTAAGGCTCTAGTATTAGATAGGTCTATCCCATCGTATGCACCTAAGTCTAAAAAAGTACCCTTAAAGTTTTTAAAGTGATTTAATATTATTTCCTCTTCGTTGTTTTGTGAATACATAGTGATAGA